GCTTCCTGCTTTTCCGCAGGCACTTCAGGAATTTCACCATTTGCCTGCCTGCGGAAAATTACAGGATATTTTTATCTATATAAAATAGTTGCGTTTACTGTCGATGTATTTACCGATTTTCTTATAGCCAAAGCATTAACAGGTAAAAAATCTGACGTATTAAATTCCAATACGAACGGTGCTGACTGATCGCCAGCCCCGAAATTTACAGTCATTATCGCAGTAATAGTAGTTGTCGAACCGCCTAATTTATACAATGTTACAGTTTGTAAGGCAGTATCATCTGAATTACTCAGTATGACTTTTCCTATTCTAATATTACCAGCTATATTATATGTCCCGACGGCATCAGTTACAGGCAACGATGATACTGATACTGTATATATCTTAAAATCAGCATAAGATATTCCGACTGCCATTATTAAAAACGCTAAAACTAATATTAATCTTTTCATTTACTTTTTCTCCTTCCTCTTGTAGAGGCAATTTTTTTATTTGGTGCATTATCTTGTTCGTTAACTTGAGAAACCGAAGACTCAACCAATTCTATCATCTGCCCGTAACGGACGGCTTCGAAATTATTAAGCAGAATTTCTTCACCTATCACCATAGGTTTTTGATAGCCAAATTGTCTTTTTACTCTATACAATTTTTTTTCTGATTGAGTCATCGGCTTTCTCCTCTATTATGCTACTGCCTGTAATACGCTAAATGCTTCAGGAACAGCAACTAAAACTCCTCTCCTTAACACAAACCTGTATCCAGTCAAATCTTGCTGCCAGAGATTTTCACTAACAGATGTTGAGCTAGATATAATTGCTGAATTTGAAACGTCTACCTGTATTCCGCCTGAACCTGCTTTCTCGCCGATAAACACATACTTCGGGTTACCGTAGAATATGTTCGTCTGTGTCCCATCGCCAAGTACATCAGTTATTTCCTGACATACATTTACCACATCGCCCAGAATCGTGTTAACCATAGCACCGTTGAAACTCATTAGATTCCAAAGCGGTCTATTCTGCAAGTCAACCAAATTCATACAAAGCCCTAACGCCCTTCTATTCATCATCCATTCTGCACCATTCCTGTAATTTTCAAGAATAGTAGTATTATTCCAAGTATTAACAAGGTCTTGATATGCAAGTGTCGCACCAATCATAGCCACTGTATCAATACCAACCGAAAATGCAATTCCCATAAATGGGTCGCCAGCACCAGTATTTCCGACTAACGCTACTCTCTGAAGCTCGGTAGCAAAGTTTTCCGCAACAAGTTTCGCTACCCAAGTATCAAGGTTACTGATATTATCTTCAAGTAATTCATCTGTAAACTTAACTATAACAGCCATTTTCTTTAATACAGAATTTTTGTAAGTCAAGGTCGGCTTACTTACTGTCTTATCCCCTTCTTCGGCTACCCAATAAATAGCCATATCAGTTAACCATTTCGGTATCTGTTTCGTAGGGGCATTTTGAGGGTATCTTGTAAACTTAGATATCATATTAGCTGCATTGTTAAGCTCACCGATTATCATGCTTTCGTATTCCGTCGGAACAGTATATCCGCCCTGTGCAGGTGTCCCTTCATTCATTGATGTTTTGAATATATCACCGCTGACTCCAGGGTGATTATACTTTATCATCTTAAGCCATGTCCCAAATGATATTTTAATTTCATCAGGAGCAAGTTCTTTCTTGTCCCCATAAACAAACCTTACTGACTTAACTTTATTTGTTGCAACTTCCTTCCCAAGATTTTCTATCTTGTCAAGTATGTCTTTCTGCCTCTTTGCCATCTCTTCTTTTTCTAAAGCATCAGCTTTTGCCTTCCCGTCTTCTTCTCTGCCATTCTCTTTCGCTAAATCCGATAATTTATCGGACATTTCTTTGCTTAATTTCAGCAACTGTTCTTTTTCTTCTCTTGTCATTTCCATTTTATCTGCTCCCTATCTTATCAAGCAGGTTGATTCCTTCTTGACATTTTTTTATAAGCGTTTTTGCTTCTGTTTCATTTTTTAAATTTTCTATCTCTAAATCTATACCTTCAAAAAGCTCTATCCGCTTTTTTAGTTCTTCTATTTCTTGTTTCATTAATATTACTTTTTCGTCATCTTCTATTTCATCTTTTAATAACCTATCCCTTAAATTGTTATCCTTAATTAATCCAATATTGTCAACTATATAACTTTTAATAACAAAATTCTGAAAGTCTTTTCTTGCAATTGCTTCTGGGTTTGCAGGAATACTTACAGCACTTATTTCAAGTAGTTCCTGTTCCTTATATTCCCTGCCTCTTTTAATTCTCAAACCTTTCTCATCGCCATCAACAGATATATCTTCCCATTTAATAGGGTCAAACCTTACACTAAAAGACTTTAAATACCCCTGTTTATACATCTGGTATATCTGGTCTGCAAAAGGGTGTATTTCTTTTGGGATAAACTTTGGTGTAAAAACAAGCCTATTATCTTCAATAGTTATGTTTTCGGCTTTCGCAATTGGCGGTACATCGGAAGCGTGAGCCCATAATACAACTGGATTCTTTTTAAAATTACTTAGTTTCCATCCTCTTGACCTGATAATATCGCCATCTCTATCTATGGCTTCCGTTGAAGCTACTGCCTCAAAACTCCTATTTTCATCGTCAAACTTTTTTAATTCAACCTCATAATTTTTCTTTACTGATTCCATTGTTTTACTTTCACCAGTGCTTAAATTTATTTCTTCGTTCTCGCCAAATACCCAGCTAATATCTTTTTCATGTTCCGCAACCCATGATTCTGCTTGTGCAGTTGTCCACTTAGTCTTTATAAACATATAATTTTGCACTGCAGTGCTGCCGTTTGGATTAGATTTAAGTTTTCCAATAATTGCTTTTATTCCCTGCGGTTGACTTAACCATATTGTCTTAAAACTATCATCAACAAATAAATCTGGATTCCTTACTCTTATCCGTATGTATGTCTCAGTAATATCAACAGGCATCCTTTTTCCCTCCTGGTATAAATATAATATATCCTTCCCGATGTTCAATATTTAACATAGCATCCAACATCATGCATTTTTTTGGGTCATCGCCAGTATTTGGGTATTCCCAAAATTTCTGATACCACGATTGAATTTCTTTGTATCCATTTAAAAGTTTTATTAATTCTTCTGTTTTCATTCCGCTGCCTCAACCGAACACCTGCAGTTAATATCTTCTTCGGCTACTCCGGTATTTCCAGGCACCATACATTTAGCTCCGCCGACTACAAATTCTTCGTCTAGTGGTATTCCTTCTGCGTACTGTTCGCCAGCAATTACATGAGTGTCTCTAACTCTCTCGTCGCCTGCAGTAAGCCAAATCTTTTTTGTTATACCAGCGTCTCTCATAGCTTCTATTCTTCCTTCATTAGCCGCCGCATTTATTTCTGTTCTTGCTATTCGTTCAGCTTTATATTTTTCATCATATCCATCAAAACTATTTTGTATATCTTTTATTATATCATCATACGGTTTACCTTCCTTGTATCCTTCTTCTAAAATCTTTTTTAATTCATCTCTTTCGTTATCCATAATATCTTTTGCATTTTCTAAACTATTATCTTTAAGCCATTGAACTACATTCGGGTCATATATATCAAAATTAACTCCAAGACCCAAATCCCGTAGTTGCCTTCTACCAGATTCTTCTAAAGCCATTTTCATTACTTTAATACTTATCCCAGAAAATATCTTCGCCTCTTTGTCTGCATTAAACAATATATAATTTATATCTTCCTTATCGCCTTTAATTATTCCGCTTGATATATCTTTCTTTTCATTCAATCTTTTTAATACTCCTCGTTCTAAATCCCCAAAATATCTTGCTATTATCGCTTTATAATGCCTTTCATATTTAGATGTAAGATTTATATGCTTTTGCCAAAGAGTAAACTGCTTTTCTATTGACAATATTTTTGTTTTACCTTCTTCTGGTATTACTGGTTCAGCTTTTGCTTCGCCCATCGGAGTTACAGAAAAAGGTATATAACCCGTATCCCCGCCTTCAACCTTGTCAAACGGCAAACCCAATTTTTCAATAATCTGATTTAATGGTATTCCCATATTAAAAAATTTATATGCTATATCGCTTTTTTGAACCATATCCTCTTTTAATGCCTCAACATTTGACGTATCAAATTGAAACTCATAATCAGGATTAAATTTCTTTACAAGTAAAGTTATTGTATCACATATATTTTTCAATTTAGGTAATATAGTAGCTTTCCAAAATATCTTCTCGCTTTCCTTGTAGTTACTATATGTCGCTTTGTCGAGGTTTCCAGCAAGTATAGGCGGGACTCCGAACACTCCGCAAATATCCTCTCTAGTTAGTTTCTGCCCATTGACAAAATCTAAATCCTTCCCAGTTATACCGCCGTCCTGTCGTTTAAGACCGTTCTCTAATATCAAAAATTTATGTGCATTTTCTTTACCTGAATAGTTATCTCTTATTTGTGCCCTTAACCTATTAAAATTTTCTGCCGATAACGACTGGTCAGTTGTTAATACTTGAAGCCCTATCGTCCCGTTTTTAAAAAGATTCTTGTTACTTTCAACGCTGCCACTATGAGTTTCTATAACTTTTCTACCAGCACTAAATGAACCCTGCCCATAAAAATAATTCGCTGGATTCGTGTATCTGAAATGCAGTACTTCTTCTGAAGGATATAATTTTACCTGCCCATCTCTTCTTGTATAGTTATAACCTTCAATAAGTTTATCTCCCGTTGCCTGTTTTATCGTTACTCTGCTTGATATTAAAGGTAATATACTTTTAGGTATTTCACCGATTAACTCATCTAATAACCAATAACCGTTCCCTGTAAGTTCCGCATTTGCTATTGTAAACTGCATTAAGGTATTCCAAGTAGAGTTTGCGTCAACCTCGTTTACATTCTTTAAAAGATAATACAAATCCTTATCATATACTTCTTCATATTCCAACTTGTCATTTCTTCTTACTTCTTTTATTATTTTCCACGGAGTCCCAGCAATAGTATTTGAAATAAGATACACACATATATAAACCCATGTTTCATCACCATAAGACTTTAAATATTGCTCATAGTTTGCTGGCTGATTTTCCCCATAAAGAAAAAAGTTCCTGCCTGTGCCGATTATTTCCGACACTTTGGAACTTTTAACATAACCCAAACTACTTGCTATTTTATCAAATAGTTTCAATCAAACATATCCCTATCTCCTTTTTTATATCTTCGCTTAATGCCCAGACAGAACGCACTTTATTTCCAAGCAGTTATATACGGTTCTGAAAAGAAATTAAATCTTCTGCTGGACATTAAGTAAAACTATATCAAAATATATTTTTGCTTTGCATATGAATAATAAATAAATTCTGCTTGTTACCAGTCGTCAGTGCGTAGGACGTTGCTGGATTTTTCAATTCATACCACTGCTTTTTTCTCTCATTGTTAATCATTTTCAGAACCGTTTAACTGAATGCAATAAAATATATCTATCATTTTAATTACTTAACTATCAAATAAAAAGCGTTTTGTCAAGTTTTTAATTACAAAAATGTTGCTTTAACGTCCCTGTTAAAATAGTAGTACGTAAATACAGCGTATCTAATCGAATCGCAAGCGTGGTCGTTAAACTTGACTGGTTCATCTATTATAACTCCGTTCTTATCTTTTCTATAACTATACGCCTGCCATTCCTTATTTATATTTACATTGCTTTCAAGCGAATAAAACTTTTGCCTCTTGCAGAAGTCTATCCCATCTTTTACAGATTTATCACTTTTCAAAGAATTAAATCCAGCATTATGTATTTCCTGTATTCTGTTCGGGTCTTCACTGTCGCAATAAATAGGCGGATAACCTTCTTTTAAATTAAATTCTTTGAGTTTTTCTATTACATCAGAATTAACTAATTTAGTTTGATATAACTTCTCTTCCAAATAAAACTCTCCGTCTTTTAATCCTATCTTTACTAAAGCTGTCGGGTGATTATAACCAAAATCCAGCCCATATATGTTATTACTTATTTCAGGAAAAGATTTTAAAATAATTAACCGTTTATAAATAACGTGTTCTGGTCTTGCATAAAGCCCTAACGTATAAATATTATATAAAGCAGTGTCTTGTTCTTTCAGACTTTCAAGAGTATCTTTATAGTCCTTATTGCAAAATGGATTATCTTTATATGTTGAAAGTATCAATTTAACATTCTGTTTCTGTTCTATTTCTTCAATCCAGCACTGTTCAGGATTAAAACTCATATAAATTACTGGTTTAATTTTCGGGAATTTATCGCCCCTGTATTTCCTTGTCTGTATAAATATAAAATCGTCTTTAGTGAATTCCTTAGCTTCCTCTATCCAAATCAAGTTCCATTCGCTTGACTTGAGTTTCTGCCTGTCATCAAGCCCCGCAAAATGTATCTCGCTCCCGTTTGGTAATACATAATAAAAATCACTCAAATGCTCGCTATCCTCATTGTATAAGTTTATTGATTTCAAGTATTCAATGAATTGCTTATATACAGACTTCTTGATTGAAGCTCTGACTTTGCGTAGTATGAGTATTTTAATGTTGTTGTTTTCTAAAGCTCGCTGGATTAAAACTTGTATTATAGAATGGCTTTTACTGCTTCCTGCTCCACCTCTATTTATTACTAGATCAATGTTCGGTGAGATGTTATAATTTTCTTCGTATATGCGAGTTACTTTGTAGTCTATCTCCATTACTTACCTGTCAATTTCTTCTTGTCTGTCTCTAGCAATAGTTTCTCTTCTTCGGTCAATATCCTTTGTATTTTTAAAATAAAACTATTGCCTTCATCATCTACCAATTTAATATCCTTCGGCAATAATGGCTCTATAAATAATTTGTAAAATCTCAAAGGATTCTTTTTCATTTCTTTTTGTGCTTCCTCTGAAAATCTCTCTTCATTTTCTGCAAATATCCTGAACAATATCTCGATAGGTAAATGCCTACTTCCTTTCGGTCTACCATTCCTATTAATGTTTGGATCATCTTTCTTAAATACCATTGTTTTTAACTGTTGTTACTACTTATTTATGATTATAAATTTATACCCAATTAAATAATTCTAATTTATTATTTTCTTCTTTTATAGTTTTTAAAATCATTCCATAATTATTAATTCCTTGTGGAATAATAACGCCTTCCTTTTTTATAAGTTTGTTCTTTTTAAAACTACTGTAATCTACTTGATGTTGCCAACGTCCAAATTTCCAAGTTATTGTCGCTACATCAGGGTGGTCATCAACTAATGATTGAGCCATTTTTAATCTTCCGTCTTGAATTGTATATAATTGCTCTGTATTCCCCCCAGAAACTGACATCGTCTGTGATTTCCCCTGCAAGAAAGCATTGAATTGAACCGTGCACCAGCCTGCTTTCAATGCACATAAGCAAATATCAGTATCGTCATTGTAAATCCTTCTATGCCTGAATGGTATTTTATTGTTTATTAAACTTGTAGAATAGACTCTCGTGTTCAAATAATAGGCTGGTATATCCTGCCTAGCTTTTGCGAAAAAATCATAATTTGGGCCAGCTATTGCAATATTCTCATATCTATCAACAAAATCTTCCATACACCTAAATATTGTCCCAGATGACACTTTTATCTTTTCATTTTTGTTTAATCTATAAAAACAATCAATATTGTCGTCTACCTGCCAATGCCGTTCTTCATTTAAGCTAATTGAATATTCCATTATCCACACTCTTGAACCTAAAAGTTTCATGTTGTCAGCAGGTAAAACAATTATTTTATTTTTGTCAATAACTTTTGCATAACTTTCAAATTCGCTCGGCTCAACAACTACTTTATAAAGAACACTTATCTTATCAAGTGCTTTCATAGTTAAACGACTTTCTGCTCTTCCTTTCGACGGAATATAAATAGGATATTTAGGATTCATCAATATACCTTTTGTTTTTTAATACTCTTTTTTCTTGTCTTGGGAACCAAAAGAATTTTGTATCGGCAGTTATATTTGATTCAATTAATTTTCCAAATTCCGCAATATCTTCTTCGTTTTCAAAATGAATATATAAAGTTCTATAAGGCATTAAATTTTTCTGAACAAATTCCGGCATATCTTGCCATTCTTTTCTCCATTCAGTAAATTCATCTAAATTAAAAAGAGTTTCTTCTTCTATCATCTATTGTCCTCTATTCCTTTTTCGTGAGATTTTCGCTAAATAATTTCGCCTGCGATTAATTCGTTTTCTTTTCGCCATTTTCGGAGTATAATATATTTGCTGTTCTATTTTTGGTTTTTCTTTTATTTCTTCTTTTATCTCCTTTTTGAATAATTTTCTTAAAAACTCAAACATTTTTATTTCTTAAATAATAATTATATGCCGCTTTTCGATGCATTTCCCGATACTGTTCGATTTTACATTTATTACAATATTTTCCTCGTTTACTTTTTATGTCAAATAATATTTCATTTCCGCAGATTTTACACTTATACTTTAAAAATTGCAGTAATTTCCTATTCCGATTTCTGCTTCTGTTATTTATTTCTTGCCTATGGATTTTTCGGTAAATATTTTGGTAATTTAATTGGCTTAATGGTGTTTTCATATATTAATATATATCAAATTATTTTTGCCTTGTCAAATAACAATTTCTTCATTCATGTTTATCATTATCTTTATTTTTTCATTTATACCTGATATTACTGCAAAAGCCCTGCCTATTTTATTCCATTTCTTTAATGTTCCTGTTTTTTTATTTAACATTAAATAATCCCCTTCTCTATAATTATATCTTTTATCTAGTTTATATTTCATTTGCCTTGTTAAATAACTGCTTATAAATATCTCTACCTCTTACAAGAATAAACCATTCCTTAAATTTTCTCGGATTATTTTCCGCCCATATATGTTCTCGCCTGCAAAGCCAGATACCGTTATCAATGTCCCATCTAGTTTTGATATATCTTCTCTTAAATAAATGATGTGCGTCGCATCCCAGTGAACCGCAAATTTCGCATACCATTTTAGCTCTATACGCTACTGATTCACTCCAGATTTTATCTTTTTCAATTTTTTTCATTTTTTATAACTTTATACTCTATTTTAGGATATATCGCCTCAAACAATTTCTTTTTTATTTTAAAAACGTCGGTCTCGAAACCTTTAAATTCTTCCACGATTAGTTTATTCCCTTCCTTAATAACAAAATCAACCCGATGACTGCATATCTTTATACCGTTGACCTTTAAATCAAAAGTAATCTGCGTGTTATAGCTTTCTATATCGCCTGCCAATTCCCTTAACCTTAACTCGTTGCAATAGTTCGCCTCACCTTTACTTGCGTGGGTATGCCCTTTAAGGCATTTTGTAAAACGGTTATAATATTTATTCCTTCTCGGATAATACTTTCTCATCTTTCGCCTCGCCAAAATCAATATCGCTGTCCACTTCGTTGCCCCACACTGCCCAGCCTTGCCAATCAGAATAAGTTATTAAGTCTTTCTCTTTCCTTGCGAACAATTCAATTCTTGGTACATCCCCGAAAAGTTTTACTATGTTTTCCCTAATTATTGGCGGCTTTTGGCTGTGTTTTAATATCGGATGAAATATTACGGAATGTATATCGTGATATTTTGCCTTTATTCCTTTACCTCTTTTTCCTAGTAAACAAATTTCGGCATTACTGCGAGTATAATATCCCATACCCCAAAATGGTTTTTTGTTTTCGTGATTGGTTTTAATCCAAGTAAACAAATTCGTAACATATTTAAATCCCCAAGCTTCTATTACGGGAAAGGCTTGTTCTAATTTTGGAAATGTAACCCACATAATCAATACTGAGTTTTCGTCACTAATATTTTTTATCTTTAAATTGCATATATCTTCCATGCTCATTGTTGGATAATCATTTATAGCTCTTACTCGTGTATGGCTAAATTCGTATTCCCAAGGGGGGTCAGCATAAATTATCTGGTATTTTTTCATACGGTTACGCAAAGGGTCAGGCAGGCCGCTGCCAGCCAATAAACCCCTCTCCTAATATCGCCATGGGAGAAATAAACTGCGGAAGCCCCCAAATCAAGTATTATTAAAGTAATCGGGAATATATTTTTTACAATCATAAATTTAGCTCCCCTTGTTCCCCAATTCTATACTCCCAAATCTTGCAGTTTTTTGGTTTCCTTGAATAAATAGCCAGCCCTTTTTCTGCCAATCTTGGCTTCAACTCGCAACTTATCCGGCTCCGGTATGCCACCGATATCCCGCCTGGCACGAGATAGTTTGAAATTTCCAAACCACCGTGCCATTTCCCGTCGGATAACAGTTTTTCAATCAAATCTGCTTGTGTCATTAAATCCCTTTCCCTTCGGGCTGGCTCTTTTCATAATTCAATATTTCAAAAATCTTCTTTTGACACTTGAAGCAAATTTGCGAAAACTTTATTCTTTTAGTCCAGTGCGTGCTAATTGAACCTATCAACATCTTTGGTAATTTCGAGAATGAGCCACCACAGTTCTGGCATTTCCGCATATTGTCGCACAAAGTATCTATTTCATCTGAAAGATTTTTATCTATGCTAAAACTAAATCCGTTGTTTTTAAACTTCTTTATTTCGTTCATCTATTCCTCAAATCTTCCACGGCGTCGATTAATTGGTTGATTGTATCTCTTATTAATTTATTACCACCAATCATTTCTCTTTCTAAAGTTAACTTCTCAATCTTTTCTTCCTTCTCGTCGTGTTTATGCCAATGCCCGATATATTCCTTGCAACCACAAACCCCGCAGATTTCGTAATAAACTTCTTTTTCTTCCTTCTTCTCGGGTTTACCGTCTTTCACTTGCACAATTGCCTTGCAAAACGGGCAAGTAAATATATGGTCGTATTCTTCGTGTTTAGGCTCCGGTTCGGGGATTGGTTCGTATTTTGCCTTAAAATTGTCTTCTAAATTATTGAACCACTTGCAATACTCACAATAATTTGTAATGCTATCTTCGTTTCTTCCCCGCACACAATTTTCGCAATGATTCTCACTCGTCATTTTGGCTCTCCTTTTCGCCTCAGCTCTCCTCAAAACATTTACCAGATTTCGTTTTCAGATTGCCCGATAATGTTTTTTATTTTATTTTGGTAATAGAGAAATAACTTTTTGAAATAAGCACCGAAAAATAATGCAATTCCAGCCATAAAAATATAATATTTAAGTTTTATTCTTTTCATTTCATTTTCCCCTCTCCTCCAACCTTTCAATTGCGTCAATTAGTTGGTTGATTGTTTGAATTACAATGGCTTGCAAAATACTTTTTGGTTCAATATCTGCCGTAATCTTCTCAATTTTCTTTTCTTCCTTCTTCGGTTCGGGGATTGGTTCGTAGTGGTTGGTATATAATACGGAACAAGAATTGCAGATTTCTAAATTCTTGTATTCTCTGTCTGGGGTATTATATTTACAACCCTTACAACTCATTTCACTCGTCATTTTGGGATTCCTTTCAGTATTCTTATATCAGATATAAACCTCTTTTCTGGTATTGCAGATAAATAAAGTACAAGTAACACAATTAATCCCAATATTATCCAACTAATAACATCTGCTAGTTTCATTTTAAATCTTTTAAAAATACGGAAAACTAACAATTATAAATAAAATAATCAGCAAAACTATAATTGCTAATATAAGCTCAATATATGTTTTCAATATTTATAATCTTTCTTCTCTGGTTTTTATATAATCATAAAATATAGCAGATAATAATAATAACCAGCACAAACAACCAAGAATCAAAACCGTTTGAATAATGTCAATTCGTAACATACGTTGCTCCCTTTTAGGTAATAAACTTCTTCAATTCTGCCCTTGTGTTATACGATTCCTCAATTAAAGTTTCTTTTTGTGCTGATAAATGTTCAGCAAGATTCCGTTGGCTCAGCCATTTGCTTTCCGCTTTAATCATTTCAAGTTGATCTTCGTAAGTCAAATTCATAGCCATTGCTTTTATATCTGGATTCCGCCAAGTGGGATTTTTTGCCTTTAGTTCCATAGTAAATTTCGCCAGAGAATTTTTATAGAGAGCTTCTTTTAATTTATATTCTTCTCTCAATCTTATGCTTTCCCTGTTTGCTAACCCTATTACTGTATCTAATTCACCAAGTTGCGACGTGATTTCAGGAAGCGTTTTCATTTATATATCTCCTTTGCATACTGGAAACATTTTAATTTCGCATTACAATATGAAGTACATTTAACATTTTTACCTGCCCGTTTCTCAATGTAATGCTTTTCGTCAAGTGATTCCATTACTCTTTTTGCGTATTCTTCTTTTTCAAATACCCTGACTGCCTTTTTTGCACCCTTTTTCATAATCGCCCACGTTGTTTCTCTTGCCCATTTTTCTTCTGGCGTGCATTCAGGTAATTGTTCATCGGTAACTTTTTCTGCTTCTAAATGAAGTCTAATCCTTTCCCTGATATAACTTTCCATAAAATCCATAGGCATTAAATCAATCTTTTTCTCAATAAACGGAATTCTAGGATAGTCTTTATCAGCAAAAGTCTTTGACAACTGCCAATCCCGAAGTATCGCATATATACGAAGATCTTTTACTCCCATACCGCTTCTCTTGTAAAGCCAAGCGTAAATATTAAGTTGTTTAGCCCAGTTATCCTTATCGCTTAATAAGAAGGAATAAACAGAAGTTACTTTCCAGTCCGTAACCAAACCCTCATCATACAAATCCGCAACGCCGACAATTTTACATCCTTCAAAATCTGTCGTTAAATACTGCTCGGCAAGCCCTGTCTTACTATGCTTTTGTAGTATATAATGAACCGAACTTCCTAATACAGCCCATAACCCATCACTTACATCAATAGTTATCTCATCGTTGTGCCTTCTTAATAACTGTAATTCCTGCGGGCTTTTTAACAAGTCGGTTACGCTATACCTGTTTTTTTCAAATTTCTTTTCGCCAGCTATCGCATTTACCAATGGTTCGGGTAGATTGTGCAGGTTTGTGTATTTCATTTTTCTTTTCTCCTTTTAAATACCAGAGAACACCCAAGTGCGGGCAGTTATTGATTATGCAATAATCGTAAGCCTTTTTTGTCCGCACCTTGATATTCTTTTTATAACAGGTATATTGTGCTTTATAACCTTTTTGTTTCATATTATTCTAAAAAGGAATGTCATTCTCGTCGTCATCTTTTGCTTCAACTACCTCTGGTACTCGTTCCTCAGATTTTAACTGTGCGTCTCTTTCCCGCCTGTCTTGTGCTTCTTCTTCGGATATGCTTTCATCAATAAGTTTTTGAACCCATGCAGGAATACCCCTCTTATTCTCAATTTGCAGTTCTATCATTCCTTCCATAATAGGCATAATCGAACTTATGTTAGAATAAATATTGCCCTCTTTTTCAGTCTGGATTATACCAAGTAAACAATTTTTGCTTATCATAGTCTCAATATCAAAATCTTCTCGCTCCCTATCCGTAAGTTTTCTATTGAGCCAAGTTTCAATATCTCTGCCTAGATTAGACATTTTCCCAAAATTGAAAGTATATCGTCTGCTTATCGCAAACCGCTCCCCTGCTCTAGGATGTTCTTCCCCGATACGTTTATTAATTTCAAAGGCAAGAATAATTTTAGGCATAATTTTCGGTTTGCCTTTCCATTCCGTAACTTGCCAACCAATATCCCATATATCATACAATATCGCTTGAAACGTTCCCGCAGGTATAACCAATCTTTCTGACTTCGGCATACGAGGTGCTTTCATTTTAATCTCCTTTTTTTAAATTCTACTTCAAGACGCAAAAATTTATCTACGAATTCTAAAACCAAATCCTCTAAATCAGTATAATACTTTGCTACTTCTACTTCTTCTTTTTCTTTCTCATCGTAAACTTCTTGCAGTTTATCTTGCATTTTTCTCATCTCCTTTTTGTTTTGACATTTTATAGTATTATTATATATTATTATTTTTAGTTTGTCAAATTATTCTTATCCGTATATATCTTTCCTTTCTCCCCATTTAGTTTCATCTTCAAATACTTCCGCAGGTTTTTCCAGTAAATCAAACCAGAAATATTTATACTTTTCACCAAATAAAATTTGCTCTTTCTGTCCATTCCATCTAGGTATGAGTCTGTTATGTTTTTCTTTATAATATTCTTGATATTCTATCCCTTTTTTACATACACAGGCAAAAGCATAACTCCCGCCTGTTGATTCCTTAATCATTGAAATTGTCCCGTAACCTTCTTTTGTTTCAACCGTCCTTCCGTTTGAATCTACCCATTGAGAACCGCAATATTCACAAAATTTTTCTGTTTTCTTCATTTCGTAAGGTTGATATTTACTTAAAATAGCAGACTTGATTGTTGCCAACTTAATATCTCTTAAATTTTCCTCATATAAAGATTTTATACCTGTAGTAATAGCTTCAATCGGAAAATCCCAATTTGAAATTAAATTCAAAAATAATAATTTCGTTTTCTCATCTAAAACTTTCGCTTGAATTTTAAATAATTCTTCTAAAATTAAACTAACCTGTTTCTTTTCTTCAAAGTTTAACATTTTTTGCCTCCTGTTCTAACAATAAATTATTAAATCTTTCTTCCTTTATCTCATCTAAAGACTTTTTAGGCGGAATAATCCAATCCCGCCAATTATTGAACCAAGTAGAGCCATTTTTAATATATCCAGATAAGACATTATCAGATTTAATATAATTATCTAAAGCTTGATTAATATCCTTCCAATCTTGTTCTTTCGTTACGGAAGTTTTAAAATAACTAAAAGCTTTCTTTTTACCATCTTTATTTGGATATTTAAGCCATATTTCTTCGAAACGAAAATTCCCCCTAATAACCCCCTTGTCTTTGACTTTAACCATATCTTTAACCATAACCATGTCTTTGTCTTTGTCTTTGTCTTTAATGATTAAGTAATCATTACCTAATGATTGTCTTGCTATATCAATTAATTTATAGTTTTTTAATTCATTTAATACTGATATAATAGCTGGTTTTTCAGACATTAATCCTTTTGGATATTGAAACTTTAGGAACTTCGGTATAAAGTAAAAATCCACACAATCTATAATCCGTCCGTTAAATATCTCTAAAAACTTTTTCTCATCCAAATTTACATTGCAACAAAAATTCATAAGTTTGAAGTTCTTCTTCAATTTGCCAGCTATCGTGCAATTATCCAATATATATTGCCAAACGATTCGATAATCATTTTCTAATGATAAATACCATTCATCTTTCCATTTTTCTGTATC